ATCCAGACATTCCCGACCTGCAAATCCAGATGTTTCCTCAATGATCTTCCCACCATTCTTAATCCGAAACTTGATTGTCTTCATGCGCAACCTCCCTTCTATTCACCGATGGTGATTTCCAACTCAATATCACCTTCGGGAGTAGTATTTCTCATAACATTGTAGAGGCCTTGGTCAAATGCCTCTTGCTCAACAACATCCGCTGCGTATTCCTTCAAGAGATTGTCGAGCGTGCTTTGGTTTCCCCAATTACCGTTGTAATTGTCATACTCGACAGTCCCATCTTCCTTGATTGCCACTCCATGGTGCCAGTCTGGAAGCCGAAGAGTAGCAACCCCACCACTGAATCTTTGATCGGTATTCCCAACCTCAAAGCCATATCCCAATCGTTTGCAGGTAGCCTCCATGGTGGACAGATCCAGTACTTTACACTCAGCCTTTACAATATGACTCATAACAAACCTCCTTCTAGTTGATGGTCAACTCCCGGCCTTCGGCCTCTACTGGTTCACCACCATCCTCGTTATTTGCGATCCGAGCATTGGCCTTGGCCCACTCTCGAACCTTGTTTAATGACTCATTGGTTTCAGAAATTGGATGGATGTTCTTCAATGCATCCTCTTCGCCGTCGAAGATCGAAGCCTTCGTGAACTTCTCAATCTCCCGACCAGACCACCCTACCATTTCCATCGATTTGTTCGTAGGAGTTTTGGTGGAGTAGCGTTTGTTCATGATCTTGATGATCTCTTCCCTTTCCTTTCGGGTAGGAAGATCCACAAAGAAGACATCATCGAACCTGGAAATGAAGGCACCTTGACTGATTGCCATTAATTCTTCGATGTCATTACAGGTAGCGACCAGGTAGCATCGGCTCTCAGTCTCTGCCATCCAGGTCAGTAGCTGCCCAAACATCCCCGCAGTCGTACCACTGTCACTGCGGTTTGAAGAGGCCACCCCTCCAATAGCTTTCTCTACTTCATCAAGCCACACCACGCACGGAGAGATAGCATCAATCAGGGCCAGGGCCTGTCGCATCCGCTCTTCTGAGCTACCTACAATCCCACTCTTGAGAGCGGAGATATTCAATCGAGCTAGAGGTAGATTGAAAACCTTGGCAATTACCTTCGACGCCAGGGACTTTCCACATCCGGGCAGTCCAAGCAATAGAATCCCCTTCAATTGTGGCATATCAGGATTGAAGAATGCATCCTTGCGATTGTGAATGTACTTCTTGAGCACATCCATCCCACCCATTTCCTTCTCATCAACAGGTTCCCAAATCTCACACAGCCCTGACTTCCGCACTTGTTGTAGTTTCAATTCCTCAATCAGTTGGGGGTCCAAAGTCTTGGCCTTGATCAGGCTAAGGGCAAAAGCATTCTCCGCCTCTTCCTGAGTCAGACCCCTGGCACGTACTGCTGCCTCATGGCATACCTCTTCGGTAACTTCCTTCAATGAACCAAGGTGTTTCTTTCTCATCTTCGATTCTTCCGTTGACTCTTCAGCCTGAGACAGTTTCTCCATTTCATTCTGGATCGTGTCGGATATCAACCGCTGAGCTATTTTCTGCAGCGCCTCCACTTCTGGCAGCTCAAAGTTGTGGAGAACCACGTACTTGTCTAGCTCGATGGGGATCTGCCCCGTGGGGGATAGAATGATGATACGGTTGTTCCGTTTCTTAAGGCTCGAAGAGATGTTGAACAGCTGTTGGATTACCTCAATCGATCCGTTCGCTCCAGAGATAAACTTGTGTAGGTTGTGCAGCACCATGATGCTGTGATGCTGTGCTTCCATGAATGAGATAGGTGCCCTTGGATCTCTCGGTTTGACAGAGGATACGTGCTCCTTCTTGCTTTCATTAACGACCCCTCTTGCAAAGTCCCAAGAGTAGATCGTATAGGAAGCTCCCTTGATCTGTTCTTTCATCTCCGATTTCAGCTGTGAGATGAACCGCTTCCTCTCGTGAGTATTCACCCACACGATAGGGAATGCGGCCTTGATGTAGTCAATCAGTTTGATTCTTCCAGACATTGTAATCTCCTTTCACTATTGATTTGTGTTAATTCCTTTTGGCTAATTCTTTTAGCCGACTAACCATCAATGGATCAGAAACAAGTGTCCCTTCACTGTTACTATCACCATCACCTCCCTCTGTATCTGGTTTGTATGGATAGATAATCCTTCCTTCATGAAATAGTGGTAGTAATGAAACTTGAATCATCATACTACCAATACTGGCAAGTGTTGCGAACGCCTTCCACTTTAGACCAGGGCCATCTCCATATGGCTCTTCCATCGAATTGATGATACGGTAGGCAACGTCCCATCCGTATTTGCAAGCAACTGATACAACGGACGATCGGATTTCTTCTTTAATTTGTTCTTCGCTTGGCATATTGAACGGAACTATCATCATTTTCTATACCCATCCTTCCTATTCTTTTTCTTCGAGACTTTCCGCAGATTGCGTTCCCGGTTCTGAATACTTCCACGATCGGTGAAATCAATCTTCAATCTGTGTACCTTTGATACAATAAGTACCTCGTTTGCCGGGCTATATACCATTCTTGATCCTTGTGATACCGTTCCTTTCTTAGTAAGTGGATGAATGAGAACCATTACAATAGGGACATCACCCATGTAAACATCTCCCTCTATTTTCGCAACGAGTCCCAACTTCTCTCCCTTAACGTCATGAAAGGACACAATATCCCCAGGACGTATCTCTGTATTGTCCAGCGCCCATCTTTTAGATATTAACCTTAGCTTCATCACAGCCTTCGTTTTTGCCTTGGTATGTAGCTCAATAATCTCCTTCAAGACCTCAATTCTGATAAGATACTCTGACATGTGCCACCTCCCTGGTTTGTTAGGACAGGGCAGGAGTCGCACCTGCCTTAATCTCTCGACTGTCCATAAGAGGAGGGGTTATCCCCCTCTAGGGCCACTACTTCACAGCCCCCTGGTATACGAATACTTTCATTTGCATAGTACGCCACCAGAACCAACCCAAGCGGATAGCATTCTCTCTTCCTTGCACCTGGATTGTTTTCTGGAGCACACCCGCTTGCGAGTATCCTTTTAATGTGAATACCTCATTCATGATCTGGCTCCCTTCTTAACAAATCGCTCTAGATCTACTACCTCCACATCTTCCTTGACGATTGGATGTAGTTTATCCCATTCCTTGCGACTGATTTGGAGTTTGCTTATGACAGCATCCCCGTCATATCGCAAGACAACGGCATCTTCATTGGTTGTATAAACAACATACTTCTGTATGCCCACTTCAATCCCTCCGTTCTACGATGATCTCCTTCCCATCCTCTAGGGTGATAGTTACTTTTCGACAAGGGAAGTTCTGGAAAACCTTTTCTACCTCTGGAAGCTGTGTCCCAAGCATAAGTGAACTTACTTCTTTTTCCATATGGACGTTATCAGTTTTCCATCCAGATGGTAGGCTCATTGGAGGATACTTGATTGTATACGTTGCCATTTTCACTCCCCTTTCACCAAGGGGTATTCAACCCTCTTGAGTATTTCAGGGTCCGTGGTACGCTCATATTCAATCATGCGTACCCCATCGTTTGTTGATTGGATGATGTATGTAATAGCAACCTCCGCAGTGGAGTAATCACCATCTAGATCATGCCATATACACACCATCCCTCCGGATAAAGTCTGCTGTGCAAGCCATCCTCCAAGGACCAGTGCTAGTAGTATCTTTTTCATGATCCTACCCCCTTCTGTTGGTTTCGCCTTAAGCCTAGCTCATCAGTCCCCGGACGGCTAATTCCGGGAAGACCTGGGCAGGGGGTAGCTCTGGCTATAGGACACCCCCGCCCGTTTCATCCTTCTTAGTAGTTCACCATAGTATACCTGCGGGTGATGATGTGTTTGAAGTAGTCTTTACCTGCATCTGAGTACATGTACATATACAAACCAGCATAATTCTCACTCCCTTTTTTCGTACTCAGAATACCTTTGCTGATTGCATTGGTAAATGCTTTCTCTGAATAGGTGTGGAACTCCATTATCTTACCTCCTTCAAATGATACTTCGTGAAATGGTCGTCAACCTTTCCAGGCTTGACGAAAACCTTAACCCCACACTTGGGGCATACATACCAATAGCTACCTCTTGGATACCAGATGGTTTTCTGATAGCTACTATTGAATCCTTTAGTACTCCCGTACCTCATACTACTAACCTCCTAACAAGAGGCTTCTTATAGGGGAACCTATGAGAAGCAACTAATCGTCTGCAGTTATTGCAGATCGTGGCTGCATCAATAGCAGTTTTGCCATCATCCATGCTTACATACTCACCTTTAACATAAGCAACCGTGGCAACCCTACCACAATATGCAGAGTACTTCAGTTTTGGTGATGAGTTGATCTTATAACCGAACGGACGTAATACATGATGTTTCATAATGCTTATTCCCTTTCTTTGGATTTGATGTTGCGTGATGGGCAGTTTTACGGTGTCACCCCCGCAGAGCCACATCATGGCATGGATTGAGCTTGCGGATAGCCAATAACACCTCACCGGGTGGCTTGTCCAATGTCCACGGGGTGGGGATCATATCGGTTCCCATTCTTGGTTTCATTGGTCTTCCCTCCTCTTAATTGAAGCATTTAGGTTGATATTATTCAGGCATCTCCATGATTCAGGAAATAATTCCTTAAGTTTAATACCGCTCACCTCAATTATTCCGACTCCATCGGCTGAAACTGCATAGTGGTTTCCAAAAGGGCTTAGTCCAATCTCTGGATGTTCACCAACATATTTTTGGGCGAATTTCTGAGCCTTTTCGACTGTTGAAAATACTCTGTTCTTTTTGCATCCATCACAACTTCGATATTTAATTTTTATTTTCATTCCTCTTACCTCCGACAGGTTAGATTTCCTTTACTACGACCTCGAATTCAAACCAGTTAAGTCCTGCACTTCCCCCTACGTGCTGAAAAGCTATCGCAGGAGATTTGTATGGCCCCCAATGATGAAACTGTCCACGAGAGTCAACGAAGTCCAGCCACCAGTTTTTCTTTCCCATGCAATAGATCTTGTACTTCATTTCCATCCTCCCTACTTCATCAGGGTGGTTAGAGCCACCTTCTGTTGGCTCACCATGAGCCTAATGGATTTGGTCGGGTGGGGAGGGAGTCAAACCCTCATTCCCCTTGCGGGGCCATCGCCTTCGGTTGGTGGTCAGCCTCCCTACTCCTGGCTCCGGTTTCGCTATCACCAGGTCCGGGGACTTACGAAGCCACCACAGCTTGCAGTTTCCCAGGCTGGTTTACCCACCCTCTACCTGTATATTCTACCAGCAGTTTACCTACATGTCAAGTCCCAATTGTTCCCGAAGGGACTCCTCGCTTGTCATCTCATACCATGCGATCAGCCCAAGGTCAACTCGCTCAACCCTGCCAATAGTCCCTAGCATCGTATCATCGGTTCGAGCAACAGTCTCATAGGAGTACCTGGAAGGAACAGAGGACCGAGGCAGTGACCGGCGAACCTTAGGAACCATCCCCCGCTTGATCCGAGTGATTCTGCCAATCCTGTGTGTACCTTTACCGTCAGTTACAATACCCCACGAGCGGGATACTTTAATCTCTGCCTGCCTATCACTCCATTCTGCAGCTGCATGGGTCCATCTCCAGGCAGTGGAGATTGCAACCCCATGAATCTGTGCCAGCTCACGGTATGTGGTACCCCAGGCAATCCGGGTTCTCATCATAGAGACAGCTGCATTATACCGGCGATGTCGCCTGTTGAATCCCCTTAAGAATGTATGAACTGTCTGCATGGTAACCTCCAATCGATTTGTGCTTGCATCCTGCAAGTGCCGTGCCAGCTACCTGCGTTTGTACCTGCAGGGTACCTCAAGTATACACACACATTCCTGGATTGTCAAGCATCGGGTTCATTATGGTAGAGAATGATTTCCGATGACACATACTCCCAGGCATTGGTATGTAATATGAAGCCGATACATGTACAGATCACACACGCTCATATATCGGACGGTTTGCTCACGCACATAAGGGAGTATTTGATATTTCATATTATGGGGAGAGAAACCAGAACAGAGCCTAGTCACCGGGGGTGGGTCCGAAAAAATCTCCAAGGCACCGAACATTTGAGTTCCAGCGGGCCGGATAGGGGGGTACGGTTGACGGTTTGAATCCGGCCATCTTTCCTTTATTGGTGCGCTTTTGCCGGGACCGGGGGCATGAGCGGGGGCATGAGCAGGGGCCTAAAGGGAGTGACACAAATTGCGGCACCTGATTTTTCGTCCGGGAGGGGGGTGAAACGACCCGCAGCGCCCCGGCAACTTCTATATAGGGATCCCGCTGCCGGTATATAATGAAAAATCCTCGGTGGGTATATACGTACAGTATATAGTGTACAAATATAAAAAGATTTGGAGGAACCTATGATTAAGAAGACTTGGTGGAGGCTATGTAAGAAGTGTGGGATGTGGTACAACCACTATGATTTCTTCAGTGAGCGTGATCGGATATCCAAATCAGTGTGTCAGAATTGTATAAGACTGGATATGTGGAGGAATACTATCATCGGTCTTGTAATAACGTGCATAGTTCTTCTGGTTTTGTGGATATTTTAGAGGAGGGATTCCTAATGGGATGGATAGGGGTAGATCTAGATGGAACTCTAGCTGAATATCATGGATGGTTAGACAAGACTGTGATTGGAACCCCGGTCAAGAGAATGGTTAACCGGGTAAAGAAATGGCTAGCTGAAGGAAAAGACGTTAGGATTGTTACTGCTCGGGCTGGGGGTAGGAAACCTGAGGTTCTCCAGGCTATTACGGATTGGTGTCTGGAGCATATTGGACAGGCTCTCCCTATTACCAACGAGAAAGACTACGATATGGTTGAGCTTTGGGATGATAGGGCTGTTCAGGTGATTACCAATACCGGCGATGCTGTCCACGAATACTTGGATCCGGTGGTTCTTAACCATATCAAAGTCTGTGGGCGGGTGGTTGTTAAGGCTATCAATTCCTTTAGGAAGATGGAGGGGTTTCATGAAAAAGATAACGATTGATTTCGAGGTGGCTGGGCATATTCAAACAGCTTTCCATAATAACATCAGCCGTTTTCACCTTGAGGAACAATGGTTTGTTGTGCAAAAAGGAAATAAGACGTATAGATTCAATGTTGATAAGATTATTTGTATACAATATGAGGTGGAGGACTAATGCCTCTTACAGCACCAACTGGTTGGCACACGCTTGACCAGGAGTTTAGTTTTACCAGCTCTCCCAATCGTTGTTTCATTCATACTTCGAATAATGGGGAGTATGAAATCAGGAAACTTCCTAATGGACAAGTGTGGGTGCGGGAAGGTGAACAATATCGTCGGCTTAATATGCTTGAAGATAGAATAGGTGCTGTAGAGGTGGTAGCTGGTTTTCGGGCTATGCGGCTTGAGCGGGCACAGCAACTTACTTATGAGGACGTCGATTATTTTTTAGCATGTCGTGCGTTTGAAATTATAGAAGTTTCAGAAGATATATTAATGTATAGGATTCCAGATGGGAATACGGTTACTTTACTTCTAAATGGTGGTGGGTATCGGATTACTGAGATTACTAATGTTGTGGTTGGTGTGATCCAATCTCCGCAAAACACCACCAATACTATACTTCAGGAGAATTGTATTCGATGTGGAAGTGAATTTCCCATACAATCTGAAAACTACTCTGTGCCGTTGTGTGAAAATTGTCGCCGTGATGGATATATATATACTACGTGCCATCATTGTGGAAGGCCTACATATGTACTTGAGAGTGAATACAATAATCATATTGGTAAATGTGAACTATGTGCTCCATTGAACCTTGAAGCCGGATCACGAATTTGCCAAAGATGCTCTGCTATATTTTTCTCCTCTAGTAGAAGATTCATTTGTAATTCATGCTGTGATGAGTTTCAGCCAGCATATAACTTATCTGATCCTGACCGTGTACGAAGGGAATCTGCTGCATCATCATGTGCCATTCACGATCATTCGATTGATGCTTTTGCATATACTACATATAACATCCATACTCATACCCATTCAATACCGAATCGGAATGCATTTGACCATGTTGAAGAGCTTAGGAAGTTGATCTCACGACTGATAGAGGATAGATCCAGCGTACAGATTATCACCATCAACAACATATTGCAGACCATTCTTGGTATTTTTCCAGATCCGGGGATTACTTCTTATGAGGGGCGGATGGAGATGTTGAAGAAGGTAAAGAAACTAATGTCTGACCATATTGAATTAATTGACATAGAGATAAAATCTTTGACTCCTCCAGAAGTAGAGCAAGAAGAGGAGGAGAGAGAAGCTGAGCGTGTTTTGGAATTATAGGGTCTGTACATATATTAGTATAGATCTATATTCTATAAGGAGGTGCCTCATGTGGAGAATCATTTTCGGTATACTTTTTGGATATGCCAGCATCGAGCTTATCGAGTGGCGAGTCGGGCAAGTAACCAAGGTCTTCAACAAAGCGATTAAGGGACTTGAGAGGTTGGATGGCGGGATTGCGAGGACACAAGAATATAACAAGAAGACCATCTATAAGCTGGATAAGCGTATCCGCAAGTATGAGCAGTCTAATCAGGGACTGAACTCTGAGCGAGACAAAGTTGAGAAGATTAAGAAAAACCTTATGACGCTCATGGCTGTGGAAAACGACTAATGGCTCTTATTCGAAAAGGAGAATGTAAGAGGTGTGGCCGGTGTTGCCGCTGGCTGCACCTCTTTACAGCCCTGGAATCGGACGTTGATTGGGATTTTGTTGCAGCTAGGGAATTGAGATCGATTGGTAATAGCGTTGTTTCTATATATGCAAAGAATGTGTGTCATTACCTTATTGATAATGAATGTTTAATACACGGTAAAGATATACATCCAGAATCGTGTGTTAAGTTTCCTAGAAGTCCGTCAGATCTTTTACCGGGATGTGGATACTACTTTGAGGAAGATGATGAAGTTCTACTCGAAGGCAAGGTTTCTGAATATAGTAGTTAGCCCCGTGGATATTGGTCTTGTTTGTGTCGGTGATGCGGTTGTTGAGAAGCCATATATAATACAGTTCAAGGAACACCTATATGAAACGGATGACCCTAAAGAGATAGAGGCTGTTGAAAAGGCCATTAAGAATGCCTGTAAGTATGGTGAGGAAATCATTTGTGTTGATGATAGAAAGGAATTGATAACATACAAGGGAAGAGTATTGGAGTTTAGTTATGGGGAAGAAGATACCAAAGACTCCGGCGAATCGATTGAATTCTCCGAGAGAGTGCTTGTTTTGTAAGCATGGGTTGGTTTTCGGTCTTTTAGAGAGGATTGTTATCGTAGAGAAGCCAAAGGGGGAGAATCCACCAAGCCACAAGACGCATTACTATCATACTGATTGTCTTAGGAATGCACTAGACTTAGGGCATTCCGGTGCTGTTGAGATCGGTAAAGAGTTGAAACGGAAACTAGATATTGCTAATGTAGAAGCTATTAAGCAGAAGAAGGAGGGAAGAGATTTGTTGAAGTCATTATTCGATGAAAAGAAACAAGAGGACAGTTTATAGTCTAGTAGATTATTTAGGTCATCTCAGGAGTAAAATCGAACGGCTTAGGGATAGTTGGATTGCCCATCAATTGGGTGGTATTTGGAAAGAAGATAGATTACAGAAAGAGAGCACTACGACTCTGGATCATTTACATTCGAAGGCTGTTGTGTATGTTAATCCCAATGCAACCGAGGATGTGTTCTTCAAGTATGCTGTGGATATCAAGGAAGCCTTCGACGAAATGAAGAAAACCAAGCTAACACAATACGAAATAAGAAGACGAATCGAACTGGATACAGTTGAGGAACTATTATCAATCGATCCTAGGATATCAAATATTGAGATTCAGAGGCGAACAGGGATTGTTCGGAGTAGGATCCCGGGCCTTAGAAAAGAAATCGAGAAGCGTAAGATGGAGGAATATGATGTCAAACCAGGAAGAAGGGCAAGACTTAGGCTCGTCAGAGAAGAAAGAGATGACTCTAGACGAGATAAACATGGCGAAAATTAAGGAGGAGGATAGATTAGCATCGCTTGAAGCTATGCGATATAATATCTGTCCTAGCTGTGGGTGTCCAGCTAATCATCCAAAGTATCCAGCATTACTCCTACCGATATCGGTCAATCCACCTATCATTTTGCATGTCTGCACTTCGGTTATTCCATTTAAGCGGGAAAGATGTGGGAACATGTATATTCCTACATCTCTGATAGAAGAGCTTATAAACCTTAAAGAGGGTGGGATTCACAAACCTACTACGGATGATGTATTTAAGTCGAATCGCAGCAAAGAAAAAGGAAATATTATCAAACCATAACTATGTATATATGTACAATATATAGTGACGGAGGTTATATCTCCTTTCACTATACAAAAGCCCATCTGTGTAAAACGGATGGGCTTTTTTCGTAAGAGGTGATCTGAATGGTATGGGATAAAAAGGGATCAAATCCAGAAACAAAAGCAAATCTTCCTAATATTCACACGGTGGATATGAATAGAACCAAGTCAGAGCCTGTTGACCTTACCGCACTTCCAGAAACAGGAAATCTAAGTGGTGAGGTTAAGATGATTGACGAAGACCATTCTTGGTAGGGGGCTGCTATGCGAAGACGTAGAGATGAGGCTAACAAGCAGTATAAGAAGAAAGAGAAGTTTAAGACAAAGACCTGCCCTGAGTGTGGTGATGATATGGTTCCAAAAAGTTACTTCGGGAATGCGTGGTATTGTCCATCTTGCGGATATGAGACGCAATAGTCTAATGATTCCAGATACTTAGGTGATTTTATGCCGTATACAATAAAGAAAAATCCAAATGGTGGGTATGATGTGTATCGGAAAGATACAGGGAAGAAAGTCGCTCATTCAGATACGCATGGCGGGGCTAAGGGTTACATCTACCATGCGGAGCGGGGCGCAGGAGAGCGAACAGAGAAAACTAGAAGGGGCGAGGTCTAATGGCTACAAGAACGAAATACGTTGTAAACAAGACAGATGTGCCGTTCGCCAACTTCGTTAAGACGGCAGATATAGATGGTGCAACGTCACCAGCAGCGGTGACATCGGGGGCAACTACAACATTGAATATTCCTGACAATGCGTTTTCTGTAACCCTACGTGGGGACGCCGCATTTCGTGTTAGTGAAAATTCAAACATGTCCCAATATTTTGCAGTACCAGCAGATACTGTCCTAGCTTTCGGAGTTGGTAAAATAGATTCTCTATACTTAAGAACGGCAGATGCATCTGCAAATGTTTCATTCATCTTTCGCTGTTTGTAAAAGATGAATTTAAAGGAGGTGCTTTTTATGGACTGGGAACTAGTATTGAAGATTCTACCGTTTGTGATTGGAGCAGTTGGAACTCTATTTGGGGCCAAGCTAGTCGGTTGGTTGGATTTTGGTGCAGGTAAGTTGACCGAGATCACCAAGTGGATTACCAAGGTGATGGATGAGATGGATGATGTGATTCCTGTGTTGAAGGACATCCTAGCAGATCCGACCGAAGAGAAGATACTTGCTGCGAAGAAAGAGATCGTTGAGGCATTTGAAGCAATAGTCAAGATCAAGGAGATCTTGGGGTAACATGGGCGGGGGCTGAATAAAGCCCCCTTTTTACATCTATCATGGCTAAGAAGAAACGAACATATGCAGAAAATAGAATGACTGATGCTCAGAAGAACTTCTGTAAAAAGTTCGTTGAATTGGGTGGTACTAGTGAGGCTAAGCATCAGGCAATGATGGAGGCCTATCCTAATATTGAGACAAAGGAAAGGCGGCAAAGGTATGCATCAGAGCTTCTCCATAAACCAACCATCCAAGCTGAGATACGTAGGATATTGGATGATGCGAGGTTTGGGTATGTGCTAGCTCTTCCCAAGATCCAAAATAGAGCTATCAATCTAGCATTGGACCAGGATGACGATGGGAAGAAGCGTAGGAAGAATAATCATGTTCCAATGAAGGTTCAGGCGGATCTTCTTAAGGATTTGCAAGATCGAGCTGGTATGAAGCCAGCAGAGAAGCATGAGGTTCTTACTGGAACTGTCTTTGCTGTTATGTCTGAGGAAGATGCTAGGGAAGTGATTCGAAAAAACATCCAGGCTGCTTCTGAGAGACTTTCAAATATGCAGGGGAAAAAGATTGTTCAGGACGAGAAGGGACGTACCAAGATGGTGGAGATAGAACAAAAGAAGCAATCTGATGAAAACCTTTCAACCATAGAGGTTGCTAGGAGAGCTATTAGATGAGCACTCAAGTAATTGATAACATCTTGAGCCAGCATGTTCAGAATCCCCAAGATGCCAGATATGTGGCAGCCATGTCTAAGTTTCTTAGCTATGTGCCACATCCTGTTCAGATGCATTTCCACCAATCAGAGGCCAAGATTCGGGCATTCTTTGGTGGTAACCGTAGTGGTAAAACGACTGCAGGTATTATGGAGTGTCTGTGGTGGGCATTAGGTACACATCCATTTCTAGAAACTCCACCTCCTCCTGTGAGGATTAGGATCTGTGCGGAAGATTTCCAGAACTATCTTAAGGGTGTGATTATGCCTAAGGTCGAAGAGTGGGTACCTCCACAGACAATAAAGAAGTATTGGGCTGAGGATAGGCAATATGAATTTAAGAATGGATCTGTAATTGAGCTTAAGTCTTATGAGCAACCTACCATTAAATTCGGTGGTAGTGAACAGCATCTTATCTTGATGGATGAAGAAGGCCCATATGAAGTTTACGTTGAAAATCTGATGAGGTTGATCTCCACTAGAGGGAAACTCGTCATGACGTTAACCCCGATCAAGGGGATGACGTGGATTATTGATAAGATCTATGACAGCGATGAAATTGATAAACATACTGGAGCAAACCGTGTGGCTGTCTATATTGCTGAGACTTATGATAATCCAAACCTAGAAGTGGAAGAGATCAGGGAAATTGAAGAGCTTGTTGATGAGGACAGCGCCGAGGTCCGATTGCATGGTCTGCCAATTCCTAAAGGGGTGTTGGTATATCCTACGTTCTCCCATCGGGTTCATGTATTGCGAACCAGTACGCTACGTAAGATTCCTCTTGATTGGTCCATCTATGTAGGTATAGATCCACATCCTAGAAATCCATCAGGGGTTGTCTTTCTGGCTGTTGATCCTGATGGGAACTGTATCGTTTTCAATGAGATCTACAAGAAGATGGGGCTTCCAGATTTGGTAGCCAAGATCAAGAAAATCTTGGGCAAGAGGAAGCCAGTTGCTTATGTGATTGATACAAGTGCTAAGGCTCCGGAGATCATTTCCGGACGATCACTCTTTGAGGAATTGAGAGACAAGTATGGTATTTTCTGCGTCACGGCAAATAAGGATAAAGAGCAGGGAATTGATAGAGTTAATGAGTATTTTCGGTACAAGGCTGCCTCAGATGGTACCATCATTAGACAGCCACGTTTGTGTATCCTCGATTGTTGTTCTAATCTTCTGAGGGAGCTTAGACACTACATTTGGGATGACTACAGGCAGAAAGAATCTAGGAATCTAAAAGAGCAACCAATAAAGAAGGACGACCATTTGCTTGATGCTCTTAGATACATAATCATGATGGAACCTAGATGTCTCAATACCCGTGCTTGGAGAGAGATGAGGCCTAAACATTTACCTGATCCATCTAGAATAAAGGAAGCCTTGAGGAGGCGTCACGGATAATGGAAGAGAATTTAATGCTGACTCATACGGGAAAAGATTGGGGTAAGCCAAAGGATGAAGATGAGCTTGTAGAATATATCAAAGTTCTTTACAAGCAATCTAAGGATTGGCGTAGCCCATATGAAGACAAATGCGATAAAGCATGGAAGAATTACAATTCGTACAGGCAGGCTAACGACTATCCCATGATCAGCAACCTGTTCATTCCATATACATTCTCCTTGGTTGAAGGAGCAATTCCAAAATTGCTTCTATCTATTTTCAATGCAAAGCCTATTGTATCTTTCATTCAGAGATACAGTGATGATTCTGGATTGTCGACTCTTATGGAGAATCTGATTGATTTCCAATTTGAAGAGCCGGAGATGGAATTCTACTTTAATATGGAGGAGTTCTTTAAGAGTTCTGCCATTTTTGGGACAGGGTTTGCTCAGGTTGTTCCTAAGTTTGAAAATGATGCAAATATGACATTTAACTACATAGATCTTAGACCATTGGACTGGTATGAGGTATTTCCAGATCCCCGGGCCACATCTCTTCGAACTATGAAATATGTAATTCTGGAGAAGTTCTTAGAGTACGACGAGATTTGGTTGAAGGCAGAGCAAGGGGTCTATCCCAAGGATTTGGTCCGTGAGCTTCTTAATGAATGTGAGATGCTTACTAAGGTAGATGAACAGAAAAAGGAGCGGGCTTCCAGTATTGATATGGTAGAAGATTATGGGTTTGATCCACGAAGGAAGATTATTAAGATTCTTGAGTATTGGGATAGGGACGAAAAGATTGTAATAGCGGCCAACAGGCACAGATTGGATAGAGTTGAGAATCCATTCAAGTTTTTGCCGGTCATTATGAATCGGTGGACTAGGGTGCCACGGCAGTTATATGGCAAAGGAATTCCTGAAGTTTGTGAGTCTCTGCAAGAGGAATTGAATAACCTCAGGAATTTGAGGATGGACAACATCAACCTAGCGATCAATCGAATGTTCATAGTTAGTCCTATAGGCCAGGTTGATCTAGATAGCTTGGTTAGTTTCCCGGGTAATGTGATCAATGCCCTCGATCCTAATTCGATTCGAATATTGGAAACTGGTGATGTTACTGCCAGTTCATATCGGGAGGAAGATATCATAAAGGGAGATTTTCATCATGCGAGTGGTGAGTATCCATATGCCCGTGGTGAGACTCCAATGCGTAGGGAAACAGCCTCGGGGATTATAAAGCTACAACAGGCTGCCAACATAAGATTTGATAGCCAATTGAAAGGCGCCGAATTTGGTCCTATTAGGGACATTACCAGATTAATGATTTGGATTGATCATGAATTTCTACCAACTGATACGTTTGCCAAGATAGTTGGTGAGCAAGCGTTTGAGGAGCTTGGTGGTAGACGATTCTATGATACTCCGATCGAGGATCTATTGAAAATGTATTTGGTGCAACCAGTTGGTTCAGCAGCAACAGCTGTCAAAGAGTTGAGAACACAACAGATTCTCCAAGCATTTCAGTTCTTTAACAAAGATCCTATGGTTAACCAATACGAATTGAGAAAGATGGTAATGGAAGCTATGGATCTACGTGGTCAGGTTAAGAAGCTTCTTATCCAACAGCAACCAGCACCAAAACCAGCACCAATATCACCAATACCGGAAGCGGTCCCGCCCGAAGCTGGGGGAGCTATGCCTGCCGGTGGTGAAATACCACAAGGGCTTCCCCAGCAAATTACTCCTGAGGCGTTAGCTGCGTTACAGGGTCCAGGTGGGATGTCAATGATAAATGAGGGGACCATTCCACAAGGTGGTCCCCTACCTACTGAGGAACCAACCCTTGGGCGTATGCTTGAGTTATAAGGTGATGACAAATGCGTAGAAATAGATCAAGAGCCGTAAAGCAAGTTCGGATGCAGGAAAAGCCCGGGGATCCAGAAGCTATGAAGAAGAGGATAAGGGAAAAAGCTGCGGAGACAACAGTTGAAAAGGCATTTGACTTTAAATCGAAGAAGCACAAAGTGATAGTCGTACCGCATCCGGAACCTGAAAAGTATGAACTGGAAACATAAGGAGTGATGTATGCCGATTACAAGGAGACATCTGAAAGAATTTAGTGGTAGATCTAGAGAGCAGATTCGTGAAGAAATAGACAAACTACAGAAAATTGCGGAGAGAGCAGCATCGTATGTATCTCTTGATAGTCATCCAGCTTGGAAGGATCTTTGTGAATCTATTCTAGATATCTACCTACATGTAGAGACATTTTTAGGGGTAGAAAAGCGTGACCTCCCCGAATATCAACAGAAAGTTAAGCTCGTTACAGAGATCAAAGAACACGTACAATCTAAGATCAAAGAAGCGCAGGACACGATTAAGAAGATCGACGAGCTTAGATCAGCGCTAACAGAGGGGAGGTGATCAGGATGGCTACGGACAGAGAAGAATTTCTATCAGAAATGGGGCTAGGCGATCCAGATTTCTGGACTCGTATGGCCAGCAAAGAAAGTAATTCTGAGATAACTCCCAGTCCTAAGCAAGATGAGGGAGCCTCTGGAACTCAGTCCCCTAACACAGAAAAGACTGATAAGAATGATGAGGAACCAAATGGTAAGGATGGTTCGTCAGAGAAACCACAGTCTGGTTCTGAAGGTGAGGATAAGACTGAAGGTGACAAGATTAGTTGGAAAGATGTGATTCCAGAAACCTTTCACCGGAAGACCATGAAGGAGTCTCTCGAAGCATGGAAAGACTCTTGGAAAGAAGCTCAGAAAAAGATAACCACAACTTCTACGGACCTTGCTGCACAGAAGAAGTTAACTGAGGCTATGTTACAAGCGCAGCAGCAGAAGATGCAGAAGGCCGTTCCGCTTGTTGAACAACCGACTGGAGAAGTTAATTATGATGATCTGCAACAGAATCCACAACAGGTCATTGAATTGGCTATCCAGAAGGCTCTGCGGGCATATGAGGAGAAGCGGTTAGAAGCTGATTCAAAGAAGAGTCATACCGAGATGGTCGCTATGTTTAGAAAAGATCATCCGGACTTCGATGAGATGATACCTTATATGGCAGCACTTCTCCGAAAAGACGAACAAGGTAATTACGTTCATCCTGAGTTTAGTGGCTACGACCATCCTGCTTACTTGCCTTTAGTCTATGATAAGGCTAAAGAGGTACGAAAGCAGGTTACGGTCAGCAGTCTCAAGGATGCCGGTTTGGATCCGGAGTTACTTCAAACCGTTGTTTCAAAGATGGCAGACAGAGAGAAGCAGCTAATTGAACAAGGGAAACAGGAGAAGCTTGAGGAGCTGAAAAAGAAAAAAGCAGCTTCTGAAGTTCTCGCAGACACTGCAAGTGCAGGTCCATCGCCTGACAAGGACAAGAGTAAGGAGAATAAGCCTAAGTATGAACCTGAATTTCAGGAAATGCTTGATGCTGATACTAAGAATTCTCCTGACAAAGAACGGATGATTGAGCTTCGAAAGCTTGGCGTCCTCTAGAAAAATACCCTCATGTTGTTTAGTGGAAGGGAGGGAAAACGTAAGTGGCGACTACAATGATCACTGGAGCAAGCGGTAGTGTAACTGGATCGTCTACTGGTATCAATACAGATCGTAAGGTTATTGACATCAGTGATACGATATATCTGTTGCAACCTGATTCCGCACCTCTATACGTGTTTGGTTCTAAGCTAAGGAAGAGTGAGGCTACTCAATCCCTTATCAAATGGTTTGAAGATGACCTTAATCCGAGTTGGTCAACCCTAGCATCTAGTTGTGCTAGTGGGGATGGAACCATCAATGTGGCTTCTGGAACTGGGGCGTACTTCAACAAGTATGACCTGGTGAAAGCGCCCAGCACGGGTGAGGTATTCTTGGTAACTGACGTCAACACAGACGCTCTTACTGCGAAGAGGGGTTATGGAACTACGACTGCCGCTGCAATTGCTGCGTCAGCTGATGTGGTTATAATTGGTTCTGCGTTCGAGGAAGGTAGCCCAGCTTCCCACCTCGTAACAAAGAGCACCCAGGTGTCTACTGTGCCTAACTACCTACAGATTTTCCGTAAGTCAGTTGAGATCACTAAGACCCTGGCGAACACAAAGTTGTACGGTGAGTCTGACCGGGCATACCAGAGGCGCAAGAAAGGAATCGAGATTATGCGAGATTTCGAACGAGCCTTCCTGTTTGGGGAGCCTTTGGAGGATACGGCCACAAAGGATACCTCGGTGTCCTTTGCACGGCGTACAACTGGTGGAATTAACTACTTCGTTGGCACGAACGGCAATAGCACGGGAGCTAATGGAACTTTGAGTGAAAGTACATTGGAGACATGGCTACGGTCATTCTTCAAGTATGGGTCTAGCTCACGTATGGTCTTTGCATCTTCTCTGGTTATTTCTGCTATTTCGGGCCTTGCCCGGAGTAAGCTGGAAATGATTCCGAGGGACAAGACATACGGAATCGCTATTACTCAGTATCTTTCTCCTCACGGAACCTTGAATTTGATCCATGACAAACTCCTAGAAAATGGAACTGGAGCCACCTATTTTGGTGGGTATGCCTTCGCCATTGAAATGGATGATGTTCTTTATAGGTATCTCACGAACCGTGACGTTACCTTTGAGACTAACATCCAGGCCAGTGGGGATGATAGCTACAAAGACCAGTACATTTGTGAGATTGGTATGGAGTTCCATAATTGCCTGAAGCACGGTCGGTTGACTGGAGTTACTGGTTAATTGCTTGCCTACTTAACGTCTAGTACCAGGTTTTACCTGAGAAAAATAAGAGAGCATCGGGGGCTGGGGTTATCCTAGCCCCTCTTGTTCTATAAATTGTCAACTTTAAATGAAATTGTCAGCTTTAAATGTCCTGCGAGAATGGAGGCTACCATGGCTGTTTTCATGTCACGAGTGAGAAATCTTATAGTAGTTGTCCGATCCGCTCTTTACTCTCTAGATGCACATGGCGATAGGATAAAGACAACTCCTGAGAAGCATATCACGTTTGTAAACGGAGTTTACGAAACACATGATCCAGAGGAAATAAACGCAATTATGCGGGCGTCACAGATGGGCGAAACTATAACCCAGGTCGATAATATAGTCAAAGCACAAGAAGAGTCGCCACATGTCATGCAAATGATAACGGGTGCTAACTCTTCGGCTCCTTCTCATCCCAAGAAGGAAGATTCTGTGTCTGGTATGGAAGGCACGGCCCCTGAGGATAATACTCAGAAATCTATGCTAGACAATGCTATGGCTATGTTGGAAGAGCAAAATAAACAGATTTCTGATCTCAGAGAAGCTCTAGATAAGTCGATTGAGGCTATTAAGACTCGGGATTCAGAGATTGATGCCTTGAAGAACAAAGCTAAAAGCACATTTCGGCCAGGAATTGTATATAAGTGTAAGGAATGTGGAAAGTCACATCCTACCATAGCAAAGGCTCGATGGTGTTGTGCTAAGAAATCTAAGAAGTAGGTGATCGGAATTGAATTTCGGTACCCTTAAGAACCGTGTCATAGGGTTCTTAGACCGTGATGATACGAATATTGATACTCTCGCTGGGGAATGGATAAACGATATCAGACAAGAACTCGCATTGGAATATTTATTCCCGTGGCTTTACAAAGAAGCGACCCTTACTACGGAAGCGGGAAGCTCTGATTATGCCTATCCAGCTGATTACATCGGTCATATGTCTGTTTTTGTCAGAGACACGAACGAATCCCGTGGTGGGAGAATGCTTTCTAAGCGAGAGGGCACCCTTCATGACCAATTCACCCAGGTGGATGTGGATCCCGAAAACAACACCTACTACACACCAGGAAAACCTATCTACTACATAGAGCGTGGTGGATGGATCGAG